AATCACGCCGAAATAGGCCCACACACCCAGAGCTGTAGCTCCGAGTATGCTAATGAGATTTCTCATAGGCATACTTACACTTGTGTTATCTGATACTTTCATTTCACTCACCTGTTATTACGATCCTTTTTTCCATTTCTTAGATGGAGATTTAGTTTTACTAGGACTCCACTTTACTTTGTCTGCCCAATATGCTGCAGACATTTTACCCTTAGCAATGTTCTTTGCATGTCTAGATTTAAAAGCTTTACGTTGTCCTACTGTTTGATTAGTCTTTACTCCTGATTGACCAAACCTAATTGTTTTAATCTTGTCGCCATCTTTAGCTACGACGATATGTGATTTACCACTGCCATCGTTTAGACGTTTAGGTTTGTTATAACCAGATACCCCAGCTCTTTTTAATCTTGGGTCAGGCTTTTTCATCTTTTTGTTTTTCCTTTTCTAAATACTTTTTGTAAAGTTTTAGCTTGAGCCGCATGCGACTTAGAAGCTTTCTTTAAACCTTTAATAACTTTATTTACTTTTTTCTTGTGTTCAGGTTTCATCTATATCTCTTTGTTTTCTTTGCTATTGACTTCGGTTGTTTTGAGAATTGCTTCCCTTTTTTCTTTGCCGCTCTCTTTGCTTTCGTAGTCGCGGCATATTCTGCGGAGCTCAAGGCCTTGATCGCTTTGGTCGGAAGGTACCTTTCTCCAGTAACGCTTGACTTCTTCCCAGATTTCGTTCGCCATTTTTGTTTACCCCAATCCTTTAAACTTTTCTGTGCTCTAGTTAACGCCATTATGATTTGTAACCACCACCAGCTGCTTTATATTTTTTAGCCAGTAGTTGGGCCTTACGAGCGGACCATTGTCCAGCGGCAGTACCATGAGTATTTTGCCCCTTTATTTGAGACAACAATCTAGCTCGTAAACCTGGTTTAGTATACGGGTTAGCTTTAGATTTCTTTGTAGATTTCTTAGCTTTCTTCGCCATACTAACCTCTTTTCTTTTTACCTTTATCCATAGTACCTACTGAAGCATAAGCTCTTCTGCCCATTGCTTTTTCCATACCTTTGGATTCATCTCTTCTAGCTTTATAGTTTTGTTTTTTACCAGCAGCTTTACCAGTTCTCATACCTAAAGATTCATCAAGTCTAGCATTGTATCCTTGTTTCTTTGATACTTTAGCTTTACCAGCTTTACCTGTTGAACCTGATTTTTTAGTTTTAGATTTTTTCTTCGGCCCTACTTTAATACCTTTGTCCATAGACTTGTTTCTTTGAAGGGCAGGTTTTTTCATCGCGTATTTTGGCATAATATCCTCCTTATTGTCGCGTTATTTTAACTGCCGCATCCATTGTCTTGGCAGCGTCTTTTGCCATATCACTGGCAAATCTCATCTCAGCTTCTTTTAATCTAAGAGCACGATCTTCATCTTCGTTCTCATCAGTTGTCATAAGCTTAGCTTCTTCAAGATCCATCTTATCATTATGCATCTTAAGTTTATTCATTTCAGCTTGTGCACGTAATGCTAGATCTTGTTTTTGTATTTCTAATTGTTCATTCTTATCTTCTTCACCAGCCATGATCTTAGCTTTCTCTTCATCAAATTGTAATACTTTATCAGAAGCGTTAGCTGCCATTAATGCAATTTGGTTTTGTACTTCCATCGGAAGTGGTTGACCTTGTTGCTGTGCCATCATTAATGCTTGTTGTGCTTGAGGATCTTCAATCATCATCATCATTTCTTGTTGGTACTTCATAGCTAAGTGTTCTGTAATATGTGCCATTAGTATTTGTTGTAATTGAGGATTTTCTTTATACGCAGGATTACGTAGTATAGTTCCATGAGTTACAATATGTGCATCATGGTTTTGATCCATCTGTGCTTGTAGTGGTGTACCTTTCATAGCAGCCATGTTCTCTGTTATAGGATTAGCTGACATAGGTTGTTGTGATTGTGCTAAATATCTTTGTGGCTCTTCAACACCCATAGCCGCAAATAACTCCATACTAATTTGTTGCATGTTATAAGCTGCAGGGTTTTGTTGAGCTATAGACATAATAGCATTTATCTTTGCAATCCTATGAGCTTCTGTTGGCATGTTAGGATCAGATACTGGAATAACATCAATTGATTTTAAATTGAAGTCTTCTTTAAAAACTTGCTGTGCACTGCCTGCGACTTCGTAAGGATACATATCAGGAAGATATTCGCTATCTAATCTAGCGAGAATACGCAGGTCTTTGGATTGAGCAGCGTGTAAGCGTTTGTGCACAGCGTTGAACAGCTTTGAAGATTGCTCTAACAAAGCCATTGTAGTGCCGACAGGACCATAGTTAGAACCTTGTTCTACTACACTATCTGTCGCATCGGCAAACTCTTTTGCAAGATTAGTTACATATTGCATTAACTGGAATAAAGTTCCAGAAGGTTCTTTGAATGGTAACGGTTGTAATGATTTACCTAAGTCACCCGCAGGACTATTTACTTCTCTCCACTCACCTGGCGATATAGGCTCATCAGGGGCAAGTACACGAAGACCGTGTGCCTTGAAACCCCCTGGTAAGTTTGCAAAGGTACCAGCGTCAATAAGCTGACGCATGGAGGAGGTGGCAGTCTTTGTAAGACCACCTATCAAATGTAAATAACCATATCCATAAAAACCTAAACCTGGGATCATAGTGTAATGAGTAAAGTACATTTTCTTTTTCATTAACATATCATCTGCGTCCCAGTTTCTTCTTATAGATAAAACTTGTTCGTCAGTTGTCATATGAACAATGTATGGAAGTTTTAACCCATCTTCATTTTCATAACCTGGTAAATCTATATTAGCATGTACTTCTAGTATTTCTACTTCATCTTCTTCTTGACCTGGTTTAGAACTACCTACAATTTCATTAGCACTTTCAGTTGCGCCAGTTTCTTCAATCGAAGTTTCCATAACATCTAAGTCACGGAACATTCCTGCTAATTGTAATTTCTTAACTTGGTTTGTTGATAATGTATATTTGTGTGTGTATCTTTCTGCGCTCTCTAAATCAGATGCAAAATAGTTTACATAGAAATCACTTGACTTTACAAATTCAGTACAAGCTCTTTGTTGTGTTGGATCCCAATATGTTTTCTTAAATGCTGTACCGTATAAGGAAACATAAAATAATAATCTATCTAGTTCTGGCCCATACTCAGGCATTTGTATTTGTGTTTGCCAATTCATAAACTGACGAACTCTATTTGCCTGTTCTTGTTTTTGCATTGTATCCAAACCAATTATACGTGTACGTACTGGACCTTCGGTTGGAAATAATTCTTTATAAGTCTTTGCTTGAAACTTTACAACTGCTTGTGCTAATACAGGGTGAGTTGCACTGCATGCCCCCGGAAAAGGTTCATCACCTTGTTCATCTTTAAATCCTAAAAGAGTAACACCTTCTTCTGCGATATCATCATATTCTTGTCTTGATTCTTTATCTCTAGTGTACCCATCATATAAATCATTTGCTACATTTTGTAAATCTGCTGTGTCCATCATTTCTGCTAAATTCGCATCATGATCTTCTGGCATCATACTATCTTCAGGGTTATCAAACATACCCATAGCTTCAGCAGCTTCTAGCTCTACATCATCATCTATTTCTACTTCAATAGATTCTTCGCCATCAGGCATTTGCACTGAAGTGATTGCTTCTTCTAAATCTATTTTCTTTTCAATTGCCATTTTGTATCCTTACTAATAATAAAAACGTCCACGTTTACCTTGCTCCACGTACCTTCTATTATATACGTTTTGTTCAGCGTTGTCAAGCCACGTATTACCACTGTGATCTACGTACCCACCATTACGCATCCAAATTAAGGCTTGTGTAACTGTGTCCATATAGTCATCATGACTACCTGTTGGGAAAGTTCTAGCTTCTTCCATAACTTCTTGTGCCCATGATTTATCAAAAGGTGCAAATATCCTAGCATTATGGAACAAACCTGTAATAGAATAAGCTCTTGCTACTTTATCTCTATCTGGTTGATACTCAAATATAGGCAGACCTGTCATACGCAAGTCTTGTATTAAAGATTGACCTGATGCTTTCTTCTCAACTATAATTGTATCTGGAGAATGCATGTCATATTTTTCCATTGCCTTTTCACGTAGTGTAGGATAGTCCCATCTACCACGTTCTGCCCCCAATAAACAAAGGTTAGGGGCACTAACATCCCCACCAAACACACCCCATGTAGTAATTGCAGAATAATCTGCAGAAGTCTTAGTAGAAAACGCCGTATCCCACGATTGTATAATGTAATCACACTCAGGTGCATAGTCATGTACCCAATTCTGCCACCATTCTGCTTTAATTATGTTACCTTCTTCCGAAGATGGCGCTTGACCATACAATGCATCAAACTTAAACGCAGGTGTATTGTTTTTTGTACGTATTATTTCTTCTGTTGTCCAACAAAAGCCATCATCTTTGTCTGATTCAGGCCAGAATGACTCACCTAAGTCTAGATTTGTGTAATTTTTAGATAAATATCCCTGCTTTACTAGTTTTTTCCTAGCAGTTTCCAAAGTTTCTAGTGATTCAGACGTATTTAACGCAGGAATACGTACAACTTCCCACTTATCCGCCATAGGTGCAGAAGCTTCTTGCTGTAATAAGTAGCCTGCTAGGTCATTTTCATGCCATCTTGTCATAACAAGTACAATTTTTCCACCAGGCATAAGCCTTGTACGTAGACCAGAAGCATACCATTCGTTTAAACTGTCTCTTCTTGTCTTAGAAAACGCATCTTGCTCTGATATAGGGTCATCAATGATTGCTAAGTGTGCACCAAACCCTGCGATACCTGAACCAGAACCAGCTGCTAGGAAAGATCCTGCTTGTTTTTTCTTATGTTCAAGCGCCCATGAGTTTGCCGCTCTATTATCTTTACGAATATTTATTTTTGGAAAGATTGATTTGTAAGCAGACGTGTTTATAATATCACGAATTGCTCTACCAAACCTAGTTGCAAGATCGTCACTGTGTGATACAGCTATCTCTTGCCAATATGGATTACGTCCCAGCGCCCATGCTGGAAAGTATGTAGATGTAATTAAAGATTTACTAGAACGTGGTGATATAAAAATCATAAGACGATCTATCTCGTCTTTTTCTAATCGCATAAGCTGGTCACACAAAACTCTATGATGTGGACCAACACTAAACGATGGGTTCATTAGCATTACAAATGCTAATAAATCATCACGTGCTTGTTGGATGGCTAGCCTTGTGGCTGCATCCCTATCTTCATTTGTTAACGACATACGCCTTACCACCCCATAATGCTAACTGTTCGTATAGATTAGCGGGAGGATTACTTGCATCATATTCCTCAAGTGTTGGCGTTAATACGCGTGTGCTCATACTATCTCCTGTGTTAGTTGAGTTATTTAGTTATCTTAGTTACTTTACCCACTGAAGGTTTTGCACCATTCGGCATGTTGTATAAATCATATACATGTACGCCGTCATTGTAATCATACTCTTCTGCAGTTTCAGTCCAAGTAAAAGTATTGTTCTTTCCTTGTTTTACTTTTGCAGTATATCTAGTATTATTATATGGTCCTTCAACTGGATGTGACTTAACTGTTTTAATTTCGCCCATTGTTTCTCCTAGAAGTTCATTTTAAATCCGATAGAAAATTTCTTTTCTTCGGGATCAACACTGACAGTAAATCCATCAGGTATTTTATTTGAGATCTTTTGAAAACCACTTTCAATTTTACCAGAACCAGGTAGTTTTGAAAGACCCCATACACCAGCCGCAAGTATAGCTTTCTTAGCTTCTTTTTCTGCTCTTTCTTTAACAAAAGCTTTAGCTTCATCTAAGTTCATATCCTTACGTTGGTTAGACACTTATCTTCTACCTCTTGATAAAAGTTCTGCGTCTCTTTTTTTCTTTCTGTCAGCTTGAGCTTTGTTAGCTTTCTTTGCAGAAGACTTCATTGCATTAGCGGAAATAAATCCACCACGCTTTGCATCTCTATTGTCTGCTGCTTTTTTATCGGCAGCTTTCTTAGCAGCTTTAGCTTTAGCTCTTGCTCTTCTGTCTTTCTCAGCTTTCATTACTTGGCTGTCTTTAGCTTTTGGCATTCTTTCAGTTACGCCCGCAGCTTTCTTATTAGCTTCTCTAGAATCCTGTTTAGGTTTCTTTTTTATTTTAGGTTTAACTTCTTTTGCTTGAGCGCTTCCGCCTCCCAATGCTAAGTTTTTAAGTTTAGTAATAAAAGTTTCTTTCTTTTTCTTTGGTTGGTTTTTATTCTTTTTAGATTTCTTTTTAGCAATCTCGCCTCTAGATTCTGATTTCTTTTTTTGTTTATTCTTTTCTATACGCTTCATCATTATTTCGTTTCTGCGTTTATTTTCGTCACGTCTTTTCTTTGCGATTTCTGCTTTTGATGCCATTATGCCCCCTTCGCTTCTTTTAGTTTTGGTGTGGCGATACGTTTTAATCTTTCAACGTCTCGCGCAATGTCTGCTTCTGAATTGCCTGTAGCGAAAGCATTAGTCACTTCCATCTCGGTAATGTTCTTATCTGTCCACATTGCCTGATGTTTACCTAATAGTTCTAAGGAGCGGATAGCCGCGTTATAATCGCCCTCCTGTTCAGTCTTTTCAGCGATACGTACTAGGCGTCTAAGTATATCGTCCGCTTCAATTTTAGTACGTTTTGTTTGTTCTGACTTCAACTCTGCAATTCGCTGTACAATCGCGGGATTCTTTGTAAGTGTATAAGCGTTATTAGCCGCGTGCTTTTCAGAGTAACCTGCTCGAATGGCAGCCTGTTTAATATTTAAGTCCTTAATAAACTCGTTGCAGAACGCTTCCTGCTGTGGAGTAAGCTTAACCTCTGAATCAGGTTGTTGCATCTTAGTTGCTTTCATAACATTATTAGTATACAACATTTAGACTTGAATTGCAAGGGCAAATGTTGTACAATCAATATGTGCAGTTCACGCTGCACGTCTCCTGTAAGACGGGGAGGATTAAAATCGTGCATCTCTCTCACACAGCACAGCCTCCCCGCAACTAATCTCAAGGGGGCACGCCGGGGCAACCTGCCTCAACTTTTCAATTTTTTGCTAAAATTTTTTTTGGTCTATTATATATAGCTAAAGCGCTGCGTTTTTTTGGGGTGGGGGGTGCTTGGTCGGTTGGGGGGTGGGTATGGAACAAAACAGGAACAAAATCCAGGAAGAACAAAACGAGAACACTTTGGACCAGGTCCAGGCCCCTGCGACAATTTGACGCATGGCATACTGTCGCACCTTGTTAAGCCCTTTAAAACTAGGGTTTTTATTGTTGTAAAAATACAACAAATAATTCTTATTATGACCTTTTTGCTGACACAATTATGACATAATTTTATGGGAAAAAGAGGATAAGGAAAAGTTGAAAAGGGTTTAACTTCTTCCTTTAACCAAGTTAAACAAAGTGAGTTTAATGATGATTAAGACTAAACCAAGAAAACGATTTAAGGCTATCGTTTGGGTAAAAAAAGAAAAAGTGCCTTTTAAAGTTGAGTACAAAGAAAAAAGTTTTAAAGATTTAGATACTAGAGTGCATTACCCTATATCAAGTGCTTATAGAGGTTTTTCAATGATGGGAGGAAAAAGTAATAAATGCAGATACGCTTAATTAAGATAATAAGGTCATAATTAAGACACAATTTTATGCGAATAATTAAAAATAAATAAAATGAAAGTGAGTTAAAAATGAATAATAATATAGTTGATATTAAAGATAAAAAGACACTAACAAGATTATTAAGAAATTGTTTTTATGTCTATGGTTTTGTTGCGTTTAGTGAGCATGATGGAAAATATGTAAAACTACAAAAAACCGATTTAATGAGCAATCTCATAGATGGAGATTATGACTTAAATAAATTCACATACGATACTAGAGAAAATATCGTATACATTAACTAGGAGAGAGCATGGCAAAATATACAATTAAAAGAAATGACTTTGACCAATATTATGTGTATGAAAAAACAAGACATCATACAGGAGTTCGTTGGCTCACTATTGAAAATATAGTTGATGAATTTCCAACAAGTGAAAGTGCATTACAAAAATATCCTAAAGCCCAAATTGTAGATTTGGGTGAGGAGTGGTTTGATAGATTGTCTATGAGCCAAAACCAACCAAGCAATATGGAGTAAAAAATGCTAACTAGAAAAGATTTTATAGAGAGAGCAAAACAATTTATACAATTAAGTAAAAATTGTAAAAGAAATACTACTGAATTATTGACAATAGGTCATCAAATTGATAACTATTGTTATATTGCTAAAGAGTCGAATAAGCGATTTGATGAGCAGAAATTTAGAGAATATATCGAGGTAGGTATATATGGTAATACAATATAAATATAAACTTGGAACGCATAGAGATAACAGAAGAATATGGTTGGAGGGTAAAAGACTTAATGACCATGACTTCAAAAAAGATAAGAGGTTTAATATAAGATATGCTACTAATTGTATCATGCTAGAATTTAATGAGCATGGAACGAATAAAGTAAATGGAAGTTATGAGCGACCAATTATTGATATATGTAATCGTCAAGTTGGTTATCATATATTGACAGATAATGTGATGGTCACATTTGATGTAAGTAATATTTTGATTGAGGGAATTAAAAATGAAACATAATTCTGACACAAAGAAAAAGTATAATACAAAAATGAGTTTTACAGACTGGGTTTTAGAACAACAGGAAATGTTGCAGGAACAAATCCTGGACTCTGATGTAGATGAATTGACTGTTCATGAGGAACAAGCAATAACTAATGAATTGCTAAACAAGTGGGGTAGCAAATGACATTACTTACAGAACTACGAGATAAAACATATGATGCTGAAAGAAGTTGGTATGATGTGTTGAAAGAGTGTAAACAAAAAGAACGAACACTAGACCTTGACGATATGAGAT